ATCCGCCAGCAGCTCGACGACACCCGAGCCGACCTCGACGTCGTCCAGGACAACCTGCGCCGGGCCTACTCCACCGCCGGCCACCTCGCCCACCACGTGCCCCTGGGCTACGACGGCGCCGGCGTCATCCGCTCCCCCGACTGGGAGGTGTGAACGTGCCGGAACAGGCGTGGTGGAGCGGGGACAACGGCCCCGTTCACGGGCCGTGGCACCTCACCGCCACCGAGCACGCCGAGCTGCACGAGCAGCTCGGCGCGCTCGACCCCCTGCGCACCTGGATCGCCGAGCAGGGCTGGCACCCCGACGAGCTGCTGTGCACCTGGCACGTCGGAGGCCCGATCGGCTTCCTGCGCAACGAGCCCCCTCGGCCACCGCGTCGAGGATCAACCGAATGAGAGAGGAAACCGTTATGTACCCACAAGCCCGTGACCTCGAAGCGGAGGCCAGACAGCAGCGGCGCAACGAGCTGGCCAGGCTCATCCTGGAGGCGCGCGAGAGCCAGGAGGACTCGCAGGTCCTCTGCGGCCCGACCTGCCAGCACACGCCGACGCGAGGCTGCGCCGAGAGCTACGCCGTGGTCGAGCGGCAGCTGCTCGCGCGCCTGGCCGAACTCGAGCAGGAGGCACCCGAGCGCGCCGAGTACGAGCGCCGCGCCGTGGTGCTCGCGCTGTGGCTCAAGGCGCGCGCCTACCTCGGCCACCAGCCCGCCGTGATCGCCTACAACGACGAGACCCCGGGGATGCAGGGCTGGCCGGTCATGTACGTGAACCACCCCTACGGCCAGGCCACCTGGCACGTCCACCCGCTCGACCTGCACCTGTTCCTGCCCTGGGTGCCGATCGTCGAGCGCGAGGACGCCCGCGCCCGGTGGCGCACCCAGACCGCAGCCGCCGAGGTCGACCAGCTGGGCACCCTGCTCCGCTCCGAGCTGAACTAGGAAGGACGATCATGGCCAACCGCCAGCCCAAGCCGCAGCAACAGCCCGCCGAGACCCCGCTGTGCCGCAACTGTCCCGACAACCACCCGTGCGCCAAGTGCCGGACGAACCGCGACCGGCTCGGCCACAACGAGCAGTACTGCTCGGCTTGCCAGGACTACATCGAGCACTTCGGCCTCTGAGCTGATCGGCTCAACAGGTACACCTGAACACAGCAGCAGCCCCGCGCGGACCCCGGAAGATCGCGCGGGGCTGCTCGCTGCGGTGAGTAGCCGCGCCCCTCAGCAGCTGCTACTCACCGGTAGCCCACATCGAACCTACGTTCGACGCTGGGATGATCGCTCAACTCGACGTTTACGTTTCAACATCTGTGGGAACTGGGGTGGAATATCACGCTAATGGACCAATGACGTTGTAACTCAGCGTGTTGACAGGCAACCTGGCGACTGAACGGAGCCGGGGAGCGTGACCATATGGACGAAGACACCATCACCTGCGCCGTCGTCAGCTGCATCGCGCCCCTCGCGACACGCGGACTGCTGTGCATCACCCACACGCAGGAACTTGAGACCGCACTACGGCGGATCGTCGCCCTCGAAGACGATCTCGACATCACCATCAGCCGCCAGGCCGTGCTCAACGAGCACACCGGTGGCGGCCGCCCGGCCGAACGCCCGCTGCCGTTCCACTGGGACGGCAGCGACACCCAGTGGACCCTGCGCAGCACCGCGACGCGCTGGGCCGAGGACGTCGCGGCCACGGCCGGCCGAACGATCAACTGGGACACCGTGCGCGTGCCGGCCCGGCCACGGCACGCCTGGGGCCACCGCGTCGCCCTGCCCGAGCGGACCGTCGAGAACGTCAACCCCCGCACCGGCGCGACCACCACGCTGACCCTGCCCGAGCTGCGCCACGACGACCCGGCCGCACTGCCCCACCGGCCCGGCCCCGCGGCCCGCGCGGCCACCTGGCTGCTCAAGCCCTACCGGCTCGACACCTACCCGCAGATCGCCCAGCTGTTCGACGAGATCACCTTCGTCGCCGGCCGGACGCAGCACGTCATCGACCGGGCCCCGACCCGCTGGTACGCCGGCGGCTGCGACCTGTGCGGCACCGCGATGTACGGCCGCCCCGAGGCCGGCACGGTGCTCTGCCCGAACCCGGCCTGCGTGGTCGAGGTCCAGCCCGAGCACTGCAGCGTGCACGAGCGGCCTGGCCCCTGGTGCGACAGCCGCTGCGACATCACCGACCAGGTCCTCGCCCGCACCCGCTACGACCTGGCCGAGCGCCGGGCCTGGCTGCTCGACGCCGCCGAGGACTACCTCGCCACCGCCACCGAGGCCAGCCGCGCCGTCGCCCTGCTCGACGGCCACGAGATCAAGGCCGAGACCATCCGCACCTGGATGAGCCGCGGCGAGCTCGACGTGGACTACACCCACCCCGAGAACGATCCGAGGCTCAACGCCCGGATCCGGACCAACCCTGACGGCTCGCCGCGACTCGTGGGTCGAGTGCGGCTGGGAGACGTCATCGCGAGAGCGCGGCGTGTTGCAGCACGGCCTGCCTCGTAAAGAGAGCTGCTTGACAGCCTCTCTGACCTCGTGAAACGCTAGATGTCCGAGCCAGAGGTGTGCGTGTCAGCAGCCGCACGGGAGCCCCCGCAGTCCACAGGACGCGGGGGCTTCGTGCTGTTCACGATCCCCAGGGGGTGCCTCATGCCCCTGCGGCAGATGCTGATCCTGCGCGAACTGCGCCGCGTGTGCGCGCAGCTCGACCACCACCTGCAGCGCGCCGTCGACTGCATCGCCTCCCCCGCGTTCGCGCCACCCGAGCGCGCCGCCCAGGCCGACCAGGCGCACCTGCAGCTCGTCCACGTCCACCGCCTGCTGGCCCGCCGCGACGAGCTGCTGCTCGACCTCGCCGGGCAGCTCCGCCGCACCAGCTGACCCCAGGAGCAGCCGTGCTCAACACCCGCGGGCACCACCCCAGCGTGAGCCACTTCGCGCACCTGTTCGACCACGACCACCTGCCGCCGCACCTGGCCGCGGTCAGCCGGCTGTTCCACGACCTCGCCCAGCGGCTGCTCGACGTGCTGAGCGACGGACCCGAGCTGGTCGCCGGGCTGCGCAAGCTCGTCGAGGCCAAGGACTGCGCCGTGCGCCAGCTGCTCGTCGACGAGCAGGCCCGCGAGGACAACGCCCACCAGCTGCTCTGACCCCCCTTCCCCCGACCAGCACCAGGGCGCGGCCGGCAGCGGCCGCACGACCCCAGGCGGCGCCCCGCGCCCTGGTGCCACCACCACGACAGGAGGTCCGCGCCGTGCTGCTGAACATGCCCGAGCGCGAGTACCGGACCAACCATCCCACCGGCCTGCGCCTCCCGGTCGCCCTCACCATCGGCGGCCGCGACCTGCCCCTCGGCCACCTGCAGGTGGACCTGCCCGTCACCGAGGGCAGGATCGCCGCCGCGCTGGCCGAGCTGCTCCGCGCGGCCGCGGCCACGCTCGTCGGCGGCCGCGACGGCTGGCCCCGGCAGTGCTGGCAGGTCGGCGACGTCGTGCCCTTGCTCGGCAGCGCCGCGCAGGGCACCGTCGCCCAGGTCGACGTCGTCGGCCGGCGGTACCTCGTCGACGTCGGCAGCGCCACGCCGGTGTGGATCCGCTGGGCCGACGTCGACCTCCTGCAGTCCGCCGTCGCGATCAGCGCCGACCAGGTCCGCATCGTGTTCGACGAGATCGGACGCGGCGGCCGCCGCGTCACCCGCTGATCCCCCGGAGGTTCCCGTGCTGCTCGCCCTCGTGCTCGTCCTCGTCGCCGTGCTCGCGGCCCTGCTGGGCTGGGGAGTGGCCCAGCTCGCGCTCGGCGTCTGGCTCGCGCGACACCCGCTGACCGCCGAGTTCATGCGCGCCGAGATCGCCCACGACCGCAGGGCCAAGGCCAAGCCCAAGGGGGTGAAGGGGATCAAGATCCCCGACGACCTGCCCAAGGCCCCGGCCGGCCCGGCGATGGGCGTGCGAACCCGTCCGGCCGACCAGTACACGATCGGCGACGACCAGCTGTGGAAGCGCAGGGAGTACCTGAACGGCGGTCACCTCATGTGGCCGCCGCGTATCGACCTGTCCTGAGATGGGCGGTGTGCGATGCCTCTCCTCAACCCCGATGGGTACCGAGTCCGCGGCTATCGGATCATCGTGTACCTGGTCTGGACGCACATCGGCATCTCGCTGAAGTGGCACCGACTGCGCCCAGGACTCCACGCTGAGCTGGCGATCGGCCCGCTGGTCGTGACGGCGTGGCCGGACGACGACTGATGCGACTGCGACGCCGGTGCTCGGCGCGACACCACACCTACTACCGCGTGCGGTGCCGACTCGACCGAGAGCACACCGGCCGTCACCGGTTCGGCGCCCTGCACGTGGGGCACCTGGTGATCGACGTCGACGCCGTCCTGCCGCTGCGCACCGTGCCACCGGCCACGCCGTAGCGGAGGTGCGCCGTGCCGCTGCGTCTGTGCCTGGACTGCGGAGTCATCGCCGAGGGCAGCCGCTGCCCGCAGCACGCGGCCGAGCGCGAACGGCAGCGCACCAGCGCGAAGCGGCAGCGCCGACCCGCCGCCGACCAGGCCGAGCGCGCACGCCGCGCCGCGGTGGTCGACGAGTGGGTGCGCACCCGCGGCTACGTCTGCCCCGGCTGGCGCCGCGAACCGCACGCCTCGGTCGACCTGACTGCGGACCACGTGGTCGCTGTCGCTGCTGGCGGTCGCGAGGACGGCGAGCTGGGGGTGCTGTGCCGTGCCTGCAACGGCAGCAAGGGAGCCAGAGGCGCACCCGAGGGGCCGACCTGCGGTGCTGATCGTCGCTCGACGAGCTGATCCGACGCAGTGAGCAACCCTCTGACCTGCGGTTACGCAGAGGGGGTGGGGGGTCTTTTTCCGTTCTGACCTGCGGATACGGGACCCCGCTAAAGGGTGCCTTTTTTTCTGTACGGGTCTGGGGATTTTCGACCCACCTGCGAGCTGACCGGGGGTGATCGCCGTGGCCGGCATGGGGCCTGCACCGACTGGGAACGCCAGGCGCCGCAACTCCGCGCCCACGTTCACCCAGCTCCCCGCCGAGGGGCGCGACGCGCCGCCACCTGTGTGGCCACTCGGCCCAGACGTCCACCTGCAGGCACGCCTGCAGGTCCAGCTCGGCAAGGTCGACCGCCTGGAGTGCGCCGAGGCTGACGGCAAAGACGTCGAGGCGCAGCTCGATCGGGCGCGTGAGCAGGTCCTCGTGCTGCAGCACACGATCCGGATCCAGGCCGAGGCCGAGGCCGAGCTGTGGGCACAGCTCTGGGCCACGCCCCAGGCCGTGCAGTGGGAGCGCCTGCGGTGGATCCGCGACGTCGCGCAGTACACCCGCTGGAAAGTGCTCGGCGAGGCCGGCGACCTCAAGTCCAGCCAGGAGGCGCGGCAGCTCGGCGACCGGCTCGGCCTCACCCCGCTGGCCATGCTGCGGCTGCGCTGGCAGGTCGTAGCCGACGAGGTCGGCGAGCAGCGCCAGACCAAGAAGACCACTGCGCGCAAGACGCCGGCGCGGCGGCCGCGGCTCAAGGCCGTCGATCCCGGCACCTGACCAGCGAGCCGGGGGTGAACCGTGCCCTGGCGAGGACCACAGGAAGAGGGGGAGTTCCCGACCCTGGGCTACGCGATCGGCGAGTGGATCGAGGCCCACTGCATCATCCCGGACGGCCCGAAGCTCGGACAGCCGTACCTGCTCACCGACGAGATGTGGCTGCACCTGCTTTGGTCCTACCGGCTACACCCGGACGCGCCCGGCGACGCAGCCGCTGACGCGCACTACTACCGCGGCGACCAGCTGGTGCGCCCACAGAAGTGGGGCAAAGACCCGTTCAACGCCGCACGCTGCAGCGCGCACGCCCTGGGCCCCGTGCAGTTCGGCGGCTGGGACGCCCAGGGCGAGCCGGTCGCGGTCCCGCACCCCTCGCCCTGGGTCGGCATCGCCGCGACCACCGAGACGCAGACGGACAACACCTTCCGGCCGCTTTACACGATGCTGACCGAGGGCCCGCTCGCCGACACACCTGGCCTCGACGTGGGGCTGGCGGAGATCAAACTCCCCGGTGTCGGGTGGATCGACCCGCTGACCAGCTCGGCGAGCGGCAAGCTCGGCGGCCGCTTCACCTACGTCAGCCTGACCGAACCAGGGTTGCTCGTCGGCACCGGTCGCACCGGCGGAGTCACGTTCGCGAGAGTGCTCAAGCGCAACGTCGGCGGCATGAACGGCATGTGGTCGGAGATCACGAACCCGTGGGATCCGACCGAAAACTCCGCGTCCCAGCTGACCTACGAGGCCAAGGCCCCCGACGTCTACATCAACTTTCGGCAGCCCCGGCGCCGGGTGGAGCTCGCCGACACCGAGGCCGTGCTCCGCGAGATCATCTACCTGTACGGCGACTCGATCCGCGACCGCGGCGGCTGGGTCTCCCCGAAGCGGATCCTGGCCGACGTCCAAGACTCCGCAGCCGGTGAGGCCGAAGTCCGCAGGTTCTTCCTGCAGGAGATCATCGGCGGCACCCGGTCGGCAGTTACCGAGGAGCGCTGGCGGGCGCTCGCCCGCACCGACGATCCGCTGCGGCCCAAGGAGTCCGTAGCCCTCGGGTTCGACGGTTCGCGCTCGCGCGACGCCACAGCGATCCGGATCTGCCGCCTGCGCGACGGCCGGCTGTTCCACGGTCGCGTGTGGATCCCCGAGGACCACGGCGGCAAGGTGCCACGCCTGCAGGTGCACCAGGCATTCCTCGACTACTTCGAGGTCTACGACGTCCACGTGGTGTTCGCCGACCCCTACAAGTGGCAGGAGTACCTCGACGTCTGGTCGGGCCTGTGGCCGAACAAGATCGTCGAGTTTCCGACGAACGTTGAGCGCCGCATGGACGAGGTCGTGCAGCGGTTCCTCACCGGTGTCGACTCCGGCGAGCTGACCCATGACGGCAACGAGTTGTCCACCCGGCACGCGCTGGACGCCGCGCTGGTCAAGGGCAAGCGCAAGCCCGGCCGCGAGGGCGACGAGAAGGACGGCGTCCCGCAGCACTACCTGTCGGTGGGCAAGAAGCGGTCCGATGCGCTGATCGACGACTTCGTCGCCGGCCTGCTCGCCGGACACGCCCGCGGCTACGCGATCGAGCACGGTGCCCTGGTCGCCGACAACGCCCCGCCGGCGGCCGTGCGCGTCGAGCAGACCAGCGACGCGACACCGCACAACTTCTGGCGCCCGAGTGGCCGCCTCGATCTTGGATGAGAGGACGGCCGTCGTGGTCACCATCCGCATTCCCGCGCCCCCCAGAGGGGCCGTGTCCAACGCACTCGGCCTGGCCGGTGTGACGGGCCTGGCCGTGGCTTCCGGGGGCCTGGTGGGCAACTGGTGGCTCAGCGGCCTGGTCGCATCGCTCGTGCTGATCGGCATGGCGGCCGTGGCCCACTACGGCCAGGCCGACGAGCACCAGGCCGTCGACGTCCCCGCGGCCGCGCCCAACGCCGGCGTCGACCAGACCCGCGCCGAGCGCCGCCGTCCCCACGACATCGACCTGACAGCGGGGGACTGACGTGGCCAGCTTGTTCTTCCCCCCGGCCCGCGGCCGCCCGGCCCGCGCGAGCGAGGCCAGCCCGGCGCAGATCGCCGCGACCGGAGCGCACGGTGCCGGCGGGTACGGCGTCGACCCGGTCGACGGCGACACCGGCTGGCAGCGCACCGGTGGCGGCCCGCGCGAGGTCCCCGTCTACACCCGCGAGAAGGCGCGCACGTTCTCGATCGCCGCCTACCGCTACAACCCGATGGCACGGGCGATCATCGACACCTACACCTCGTTCTGCGTCGGCGACACCGGCGTGCAGGTTGAGGCCAGCAACCCGGAGGTGCAGCGCCACGCGGACCGGTTCTGGACCGACCCGCGCAACCGACTCGGCGAGCACCAGGAGTTGATGTTCCGCGACGGGCTGCTCAACGGGGAGCAGCTCCTGGAGCTGATGACCGGCGAGCTGTCCGGCGTGGTGCGGTACTGCCCGGTCGACACCAGCGCGATCACCGAGATCACCAACCTCGGCGGCAACCCGCTGTGGCCGGAACACGCGCACTTCCGCGAGGACTCGATCCCGCTCGTCGGAGTCGACGACCGCACGGGCCTGCGCACCGGCAGGGCGCTGTGGTGGGCGCCGTGGAAGACCACGCTGAGCGACACCCGCTCGCAGCCGTTCCTGTCCACCGTCGTGGACTGGCTCGACTCCTACGACACGATCATCTCCAACCTCATCGACCGCACCGCGCTCGCGCGCTACATCGTGTGGGACGTCGAGGTCGAGGGCACGCAGGACGACGTCGACGCCTACGTCAAGGCGCGCGGCGGCACCCGGATCCCCCGGTCCGGCACCGTCGAGGTCCACAACCACAAGGTCAAGTGGAACCCCAAGGTCGCGCAGACCGGCGCGTACGAGGACAGCGCGGCCGCGCGCAACGTGCTCACCCTCGCGGCCGCCGGATCTGGCCTGGCGAAGACCTGGCTGGCTGATCCCGAGGACAGCAACCGGGCCACGTCGCTGAGCATGGCCGAGCCGGTGCGCCGCCGCGTGCAGGGCGTCCAGAAGCTGTGGTTGGCCCACCAGACCGAGCTGGTGCGCTACGCCGTCGATCAGGGCGTGCGCGCCCGGCGCCTGCCCGCGCTCGTCGACAGCGTCGACTCCCGCACCGGCGCCCGGTTCCAGATCCCCGCGGCCGAGGCCGTGCGGGTCCAGGGCCCCGAGGTCGCGGCCGCCGACGCGCAGATCACCGCCCAGGTCCTGCTCAACCTGTCCACCGGCCTGGAGAAGCTCGTCGAGCAGCGCCTGCTCTCCCGCGAGGGAGCCAGCCTCGCCGCCCGGCGCGCCTGGGAGTCCTACATGGGCGTGCCCTACGTCGCCGAGCTCGACAGCGGCGACACCGACCGCGACGAGATCGCCGACCACGTCGACAGCACTCAGGTATCCACGGCCGAGCCCGGCGACGCCTGACCCCCACCACCCGAACCACACCCCCGAGGGGAGTTTCGCCATGCCCGAAATCCGCGAGCAGGTCGCCCAGGCCCTCGGGGCGAAGGACCGCGAGATCGTCGAGATCCAGTACACGTCGGAGCTGTCTGGCTACCTGGTGACCCTGCACGACGACTCGGTGCTGCTCGTCACCGACGAGGGCTCTGTCATCTACCCCGTCCCCACACGCACCATCATCGGCGAGCACGGTCCGGAGCTCTGGTTCCCCGACGAGGCCGTTAACGGGGAGACCTCGCCGCCGGCCGATCTGGACGCCGCGCTGATGCTGTCGCCCGCCGACTCGGTGCAGGCCGCTGTGCTCAGCGCCGCCGACATCGTCCCGGTGGGCACGGTCGAGGTCGTGCTCGCCTGGGTCGGCGAGGACCAGGACCGTGCACGCCGCGCCCTGGCGGCCGAGAACGAGCGCGACAAGCCGCGCGCCGGCGTCACCGCGGTCCTGCAGCTCCTGGTCGACGGCGGTGACGAGTGAGCGCCCCGAACACCAGCGCCGCGGCCGAGGCCCTCGTCAACGGCGCGCGGTCCTACAGCGACCGCAGCGAGCTGGTGCGCCGCGCCCTGCGGCAGCGCCTGCAGCTCGAAGCTGGAGACGGCTACTGCTGGGTCTGGCCGGTCGACCTCACCGACACTGACGTGGTCTACGAGGTCGGCGACCAGCTCTGGCAGTGCGGCTACACGATCGCCGACGACGGCGAGGTCACCCTCGGCGCGCCGGTCAAGGTCGCCCGGTCCTACGTGGTCGTCGCGGCCGCCGAGGAGGACGCCGTCGAGCTGTCCAGCGCGATGGAGTCCGCCCAGCGCGGTGAGCGCGATCACCTCGTCGGACACGTCCTGGAGGCCAAGGCCGCCACGTCGAGCAGCGGCGGCCGCCAGTTCCGCGTGCGGATCATCGCCGTGGGCGACTCGCTCAACGGGAACAGGTACCCCGAGGCCGTGCTCGCGGCCGCTGTGGGCCTCTACGAGGGCGCCCAGGCGTTCAACCGCCACCGCACCCCGGAGGAGCTGCACAGCGGCACCACCGAGGGCCTGGTCGGCTACTACCGCAACGTCGTGGCCTCGGCCGAGGGCCTCGACGCCGACCTGCACCTGCTGCCCAGCGCCACCGCCACGGCCGAGGCCCTGGACGCCGCGCTCGCCGTCCAGGCGGACGGGCTGAGCACCGGCGTCGGCATCTCCCACGACGTGCTCGGAACTTTCCGCGCCGTCACCGAGAACGGCCAGTCCGTCCGCGAGGCCACGGCGATCACCCACGTGTTCAGCGCCGACGTCGTCAGCGCACCGGCCGCTGGAGGCATGGCGCACCGCGTCGTCGCCGGTGGCATCCACATCGACCTGGCCTCTGACCAGCAGAAGTCACGTCCCCTCCAGCCCGCGCGTGCGGGAGAGACCACCGAGGAGTCCCGCATGTCCGCTCCCACCCCGTCCCCCGAGGCCCTGGCGGCCGCGCTCGCCGCGCTGAGCCCCGAGCAGCTCTCCGCCGCTGGTCTGCAGCGCACCGGCGAGTCCGCCGCGGCCGCCGTGCCCGCGCAGCGCGCCACCGAGGCCGAGCTGTCGTTCCCCAAGACGGGGTTCGTCGCCCGCACCATGATCTCGGCGGCCGTGGCCGAGGCCGGCCTGCCCGCCGCGCTCGTCCCCGACCTGACCGCGGCGCTGCCCGAGCAGGTCACCGAGTCGGTCGTCGCCGCGCAGCTCGCCGTGCTGCAGCGCGCCGTCGAGGCCGTCGAGCGCGAGGGCCTCACCCCGCGCACCGCGAGGACCGAGGTGACGCAGGAGGCCCACGACAAGAAGGTCCAGGCCCTCGACGACTTCTTCACGCCGAACAAGGCCGGCGGCTACCGGTCGTTCAAGGAGGCGTTCGTCGACTTCACTGGCCGCGCGCCCAAGGCGTTCGACGAGGACTTCAACCGCACCATCCTGCGTGAGAGCCTCGGCATGACCGGCAGCTACGACTCCGCGCGGGCCTCGGAAGGGCTGGACACGACGAGCTGGGCGCAGATCCTCGGCGACTCGGTCACCCGGCGCATGGTCGCCGAGTACGCCCGGCCGAACCTGCAGACCTGGCGCATGATCGTCAGCTCGACCCCGAGCGTGAACGACTTCCGGGACCAGAAGATCGACAGGATGGGCGGGTACGGGACGCTGCCGACCGTCGCCCAGGGCGCGGCCTACACGGCGCTGACCAGCCCCACCGACGAGGAAGCCACCTACGCGCTGACCAAGCGCGGCGGCACCGAGGCGATCACGTTCGAGATGATCGCCAACGACGACGTCCGCGCGATCAGCCGGATCCCGGTGAAGCTGGGCCTGGCCGCCGCGCAGACCCTCTACCGGTTCGTGTGGGGGATGCTGCCCGCGAACGCCGCGACCAGCTACGACGCGGTCGCGCTGTTCCACGCCTCGCACGCCAACACCGACGTGTCCTCGCCGCTGTCGCAGTCCACGCTCGCCGTGGCACGGCGCAAGATGGGCGTGCAGGCCGCCTACGGCGACGCCTCCGACGTGCTGTCGATCGAGCCCGCGTTCCTGGTCGTGCCCGCCTCGCTGGAGGAGCAGGCGTACAAGCTCTGCACCTCGGCCGTGGCGGTGCCGGCGTCCGGTGAGTCCTCGGACATGCCGAACATCAACCAGGGCCTCACCCCGATCAAGGTCCCGTACTGGACGGACCAGGACGACTGGTTCCTCATCGCGGACCCGGGCCTGTGCCCGACGATCGAGGTCGGCTTCTACCAGGGCCAGCAGGAGCCGAGCCTGTTCACGCAGGCCGACCCGAGCGTCGGCTCGGTGTGGGACACCGACAAGATGCAGCTCAAAATCCGCCACATCTACTCCGGCACCGTGCTGGAGCACCGCGGCATGTACCGCGGTGTCGGCGGCGCGAGCTGACCGGACGGGCCCGCGTGCACCTGGTGCGCGCGGGCCCGCTGCTGTCCCCTCCCACACCAGCAGGCAGGAGGCCCTGCGATGGGCAGTCATCTCCGGTCCGTGGCCCTCACCGGCGCCACCCAGACCGTGCGCACCGCCGAGACGATCTACCGGGGGTTCACGCTCCGCGAGACCGGCGGCACGGAGCCCGCAGTGGTGCGGATCTTCGACGCCACCAGCGCCACCGGCGTGCTGCTCGACAGCGTCGCCCTGGAGGCCGGCACGTCCCTGTCGGTGACCTACCCCGCGGGGATCTGGGCGACCACCGGCGTGCACGTCGAGATCACCGGCACCGGCGTCGTCGAAGGATCCCTCCGGATCGAGTGAGCAGGAGGTCCGCTGTGACACGACGTCCCTGCAGGCTGCTGCAAGTCGGCAAGGACGACGACGGCACCTGGTCCTGGTTCTGCCGCCGCTGCCGCCGACGCGAGTCCGGCCTGAACCGGCCGCGCGCCCTGCGCCGAGCCGAGGAACACCTCGACGTGCACGAGACGTTCGGGCTGCGGCCCCTCAGGGAGGTGTCCTCGTGCTGATCCGCGTGGCACGCACCGCGGCCGCGGTGCTGGAGCACCGCTTCCAGGTCGGCGAGACGGCCGTCGAGGTCGACCCGTCGACCTCGGTCACCGTCGCGCTCGTCGACGCCAACGGCGTGCCGGTCACCTCCGGCGCCGCCACGGCCGAGGGCAACGCGTACTCGTTCCCGCTGCCGCCGCAGGCCCAGCTCACCGAGCTGACGGCGACCTGGACCGGCACGATCGACGGCAACGCCGTGGTCGAGGTCGACCAGGTCGAGATCGTGGGCGCGCACTACTGGAGCATCGCCGAGGCCCGCGCCTCCGACGCCACGCTGGCCAACGCGCAGAAGTACCCGGCCGCCGACCTGCTGGCCACCCGCGTGGAGGTCGAGCAGGAGTGCGAGCGGATCTGCGGCCGCGCGTTCGTCCCGCGCTACCGGCGCGCGGTCCTCGACGGCACCGGCACCACCGAGCTGCTGCTGCCCGATCCGGACGTGCGCCGCATCCGCGCCGTGCGCCTGGCCCCGCGCGTGGACAGGCCGTTCGTGGCCCTCACCGAGGCGCAGCTCGCCGCGCTCGTCGAGCGCGGCGACCGGGTGCTGCGCCGCGTCGACGGCTCGGTGTGGACCGAGGGCTACGCCAACGTGGTCGTCGAGTACGAGCACGGGATGAACGCCCCGCCCACCGACCTGCTGCGCGCCACGAAGCAGCGCTTGCGCCACCGTCTGAACATGCAGATGTCGGCGATCCCGGACCGCGCGGTGTCCTACTCCACCGAGGGCGGCGCGACCTACCGGCTGTCCACCCCGGACGCCTACTCCACCGGCATCCCGGACATCGACGCCGTCTACAGCGGATGGTCCCTGCGGCCGAGCAGCGACGGCAACGGCCAGTCCGGACCGGCCTCGCGCAGCCTGAACTTCGACCCGCAGCGACACTCGTTGTTCCACGGAGGTGAGCGATGAGCGGGACGAACCTCGTGGCGATCAAGCGCGCCGTGTTCGAGCGCTTGGCCGCCGCGCAGCAGCTCGCAGACATGGGCGCCGAGGTCGCCTACGCGTTCAACCCCCGGTCCCAGCCCCGGATCTACGTCTACCTGGGCGCGGGCACCTTCGAGCAGGAGTACATCACCCTGCGCGGCGGAGGCAACCGCGTGCCGCGCGAGGAGGTCGCGTTCATCTCGGCCTACGTCGAGGTGTGGGAGCCGGGCAGCAACATGCTCGACCTCGACCAGCAGGCCGTCGAGATGGGCACGGTGCTGGAGGAGATCCTCGCCGCCGACGCGAACCTCGACGACCTGCCTGGGGTGGTCTACGGCGGTGTCAGCGGCGGCGACCTGGTCCAGGAGCACACCGACTCAGGCGCCGGCGTGACGCTGGAGTACCGGCTGCGCTTCGTCTCACGCCTCAACTGAGTCCCCACCCCACGTCATCACCAGCCCCGGCCGTGCGCGGTCGGGGCTGGTCCCGTCTGCAGGAGGCAGCCGTGTCCGTGCGACGCATCGTCTACCTCGGTCCGCACGCGGAGGTCTCCATCCCGGCCCTGGCCGGTGTGGTCGTCCAGCGCGGCGTGCCGATCTCCACCGCCCCCGACCTCACCGAGCGACTGCTGCGCCAGTCCACCTGGTCCGAGGTCCCCACGCCCCCCAAGACCAAGGCCAAGGAGGTGACGAGCTGATGGGCATCCCCAGCGGACTCGCCGCGCAGGTCGGCGCCGCCGACGAGACGGTCTACGGCACCCCCGCCGAGGCCAGCAAGTTCTTCGAGTTCATCCAGGAGAGCCTCAAGCTCGACGTCAAGCGGATGGAGTCGGCGGCGATCCGCGCCGGAACCCGCGTCATGCGCTCCGACGACTGGCTGCCCGGCGAGCGCGCCGTGGCCGGCTCGCTGGACCTGGAGCTGAGCACCAAGGGCCTCGGGTTCTGGCTCGGGCACTCGTTCGGCAGCGTGGTCACCAGCCAGCCCGACGTCGGCGCCTCCCCCACCGTCTACAAGCACACGTTCGTCCCCGGTGACCTGCCGGGAACGTTCACCGTGCAGGTCGGCCGGCCCACCACCGCGGGCGTCGTCGAGCCGTTCACCTACACCGGGTGCCAGGTGAAGGACTGGGAGCTGGGCGTCGACGTCGGCGGCATCGCCACGCTCAAGCTCGGCATCATCGGCCGCGACGAGCTGCTCACGGAGGACCTGGCCGAGCCGGTCTACCCCACCGGCAGCACGCTGCTGTCGTTCGTGCGCGGCACCGTCACAGTCGGCGGCTCCCCCTCGTCCATCAAGAAGTTCTCGGTGAAGGGCGTCACCGGCCTGGACGACGCGCGCTACGCGATCGGCAGCGCCCTGCGCGACGAGCCGCTGGAGAACGACCTGCGCGACATCAGCGGCTCCTTCGAGGCCGAGTTCGACAGCACCGTCGACTACGCCCGGTTCGTCGCCGGCAGCGAGGCCGAGATCGTGCTGGAGCTGCAGGGACCGGTGATCGAGGACGCGATCCGCTACAGCATCAAAATCACGCTGAACGCCCGGTTCGACGGCGAAACGCCCAGCGTCGGGGACCGGGGCGTCGTGCAACGCAGCGTGCCGTTCAAGGTCGTCGACAACGGCACCCTGTCGGCGCGCGTGGAGTACACGACCACCGACGTCCTGCCGTAGGACCGGCCCGTCGTGGCGCGCCGCATCGCAGGCACGGAGGACTTCACCCGCCTGGCGCGCGACCTCAAGGCTGCCGGCACCACCGGCAAGGGTCTGCGCCGCGAGCTGGGCAAGGCCCTGCGCAAGGGCACCGCACCGCTGGTCGACGAAGCGCGCCGCAACGTGCAGGGCCTTGAGGTCCGGGGCGTGCGCGGCGGCGCGTCAGCCCGCGCCGCTCGCGCCGCCCGCGCTCTGGGCAAGCGCAAGCGCGTCACCGACAAGGCCCGGATGCGAGCGCACCGCGGCTCTGGCCTGCGCGCCACAGTCGCCCGCTCGGTGTCCGCAACCGTCGACACCGGCGGCGCGACAGCACGCCTGCGCGTGCGCGCCGCCCAGGCCAAGATGCCTCCCGACCAGCGCAAACTGCCCCGCTACCTGAACAGGGGCAGCTGGCGGCATCCGGTGTTCGGCCGCGACCCCTGGGTCGAGCAGACCGCACCGCCCGCCTGGTTCGACGACGCCGGCGCACGCAAGGGCCCGCAGGTCCGCGACAACGCCGTCCAGGTCGTCGGCGAGTACCTCGGAAAGTTGCTCTGAGACAACAGAAGGAAGGGTTGGCATGGCCACGCTCACGCTCAAGGACGTGGGGGAGTTCCCGTTCGACCGAACGCGGCTCACCAACGTCGAGGCCCTGCTGCTGGAGAAGGTCTCCGGCCGCCGCCTCGCCGACATCGTCGAGGACTTCAACGAGCGCAAGGGGCCTCTGGGGCTCACCGCGTTCCTGTGGCTGGCCATGCGCCGCGCCGGTCACCACGTGGCCTACACCGAGTTCGAGTTCAACATCGCCGATGTGGTCTACGACCTCAGCGACGAGGACGTCGACGCCCGCCCGCCGGCGGAGGTGACGCCGGACCCTCCGGCCGCCGCCGCAGCGTCGGCGCGAAAGAGGGCTGGCTCGAAGCCGAGCTAGCCCTCTACCGCGCGCGGTTCTGGCTGCACCTGCACACCGACCCGCGGCGGCTGGACGAGCTGACCCACCACGACTACCTCCTGGGTCGCGACCTGATCGACGCGATCGAGACGGCACGGCAGCAGGGGAGGTGATCCCCGGTGGCCACTCGTGACCTGGTCTTCACGATCCTCGGGATCGACAAGGGCAGCGAGCCGCTCGACGACGTCGGCGCGGCCGCGGACCGCACGGCCAAGCGCCTCGACAGCTTCGGCTCGACCAGCACCAAGGTCCTGGCCGCGCTGCCCGTGGCGGCCGCGGGTGCCGGTGTCATCACCGGTGGCGCTCTCGGCCTGGTGGGTGCCGGGTTCGTGGGCCTGGGCGCCGTGATCCTCAAGAGCAACGAGGAGGTCAGCAACTCCTGGGGCGACACGGTCGACACGATCGTCGAGGGTGCCGAGGAGGCCGCCGAGCCGCTGGTCGGGCCGCTGTCCGACGCGGCCGATCAGGTCAGCGGGGCGTTCACCGAGCTCAAGCCACAGCTGCGCGAGGCGTTCGCCGAGAGCGTCCCCGCGGTCCGTCAGCTCACGGCCGGTGTGATCGAGTTCTCCGGCAACGCCATGCCAGGGTTCGTCACCGCTGTGCGGGCTGGACAGTCCACGGTCGGTGGCTTCCGAGTGCTGCTCGGCGAGGCCGGCGAGGGCGTCAGCGACTTCTTCACGGGCGTGTCCACCGGTGCCGACTCCTCCGGGCAGATCCTCGCCTCGGTCGGCGGCATCACCCGCGACCTGCTCGGCTTCACCGGCAACTTCGTCGCGATGCTGTCCAACGAGGGCGTCGGCACCGTCGACGACTTCGAGCAGGTCCTCGGGCAGCTGCTGGGCACCGCCGAGGACCTCGGCGGCAGCGGCCTGCCGATCCTGTTCGGCTCGGCCTCGACCGTGCTCGACGTGGTGTCGCAGCTCCTGACCATCGTCGGCCCCCTGGCCCCCGCGCTCGGCGCGGTCGGCGGTGTCGCGATCACGACGGCGGCCGGCCTCCGGCTGCTCACCCCTGCGGCGACCGTGCTCACCGGCCTGGGCGACCGGATCCAGAACGTCTCGACCCGCAGCGGCTCGGCCCAGGGTGCCGTGCGCGGCCTCGGCTCGGGCGTGAGCGCGCTCGGTGCCTACGGTGCCGTGGCCGGCGCGTCGCTGCTCGGCCTCAACGCCGCGATCGAGATGGTCTACGGGTCGTCCGACGAGCTGGCCGCGCAGCTCATGGCCGGCGGCAACGCCGCCGACTTCGCGCGGACCAAGCTCTCCGCCAACGACGCCGTCGTGCGCGTTCTCGACGAGTCGGTCGCCGGTCTCGGCGGCGCGCTCAAGTTCTTCATCCCGACCTCGCAGGACGCGGCGGCCGCGGTGGACCAGCAGCGCGCGTCGATGTCGCTGCTGGAGCGCTCGCAGATCGACGTCAAGGCGGCCCAGAACGAGTACCTGCAGGCCGTCGAGCGCCACGGCCCGGCATCCGACCAGGCCACGGCCGCATCGGTGATGCTGGCCCACCAGCAGAGCCTGCTGGAGGACGCGCAGTACCAGGCCGCCACGGCCACCAGGACGCTGACCGATCGGATGCTGGAGCAGCAGCAGCTGTCCCTCGGCCTGGCCACCGACAACCTGAACCTCAGGATCGCGGAGAACGCCTACAGCGAGGCCGTGAAGGCCACCGCGACCGCGACACGCGACAAGGGCGCGGCGAGCCAGGAGGCCGTGTCAGCGCGCCTGCAGGAGGAGTCCGCCGCGTTGCGGGTCATCTCCGCAGTGCAGCAGGAAAGCCTGGCGCACTACGCGAACAAGGGCAGCCAGGAGGCGCAGACCGCGGCGACCGGCGCGGCGAACGCCAAGGCCCTGGAGCTGGCCGCGAGCATCCAGGGCCCGGTTACCGGCGCCCTGGCCACGTTCATCGGCAACATGGACGGCTCGGCGCTGTCCGCGCAGGGCGCGACCAGGTCGATCGACGACACCGGCGCCGCCGTCATCCGCCTGGACGACGGAAAGATCATCACCATCGAGGCCAAGGACCTGGCCACGGCGACGATCAACGGGATCCAGGGAAGCGTCAACTCCCTGCAGGGCAGGACGATCGACATCCTCATCCGGCAGACCGTCACCACCACGACCACCCCCGGACAGTCCACGATCGACTTCTCCAACCCGGCCGCGAACCTGCCGCCCGGCCGCGCCCGCGGTGGACCGGTCGAGGCCGGCCAGCCCTACGTGGTCGGCGAGCAGGGACCGGAGCTGATCTTCCCCGTCGAGGACGGCTTCGTCGCCACCGCCAGCGAGACCCGGCAGATCATGTCCGGCGGCCGCACCGACTCGGTGCGCGCGGTCGGCGGCACCGGCGGCCGCGAGGTGCACCACCACTACCACCTCACCGTCCACGCGGGTAACTCCGTGATCGACCTCCAGGACCAGTACCGGCGGATGCAGATGCTGGAGGGGGTCTGATGGCGGCCGAGGTCCTCACGTGGATCGACCCCGACGGCACCGAGCTGGAGCTGTACGTCGACTGGAACGTCAACGGCCGGTTCATGCCTCCGGTCTCCTACGAAGAGGGGACCGTGCCCGGCCAGCCCGGTGCCCGGTTCCGCTCGGTCCGGCACGGGCCGCGCGACTTCGTGCTTCCCGTCCGGATCGCCGATCAGGACCCGGCGGTGCTGCGCACCCTGCTGCGCAGCGTCGTGCGATCGATGGACCCGACCCGCGGTGCCGGCCGGATCCGGGTGGCCAGCCCGGCAGGTGACCAGCGCGAGATCACCTGCCGGTACGTCTCCGGCCTGGAGATGCCCGAGCGCCTGGGCGACACCAGCGGCCCCGGTGTGCAGTGGGCGTCCCCGGTGTTCCGCGCCCACGACCCCTACTGGGCCGACGTCGCCGACACCGTCGACCTGTTCGGCCTCGGCGCCCGGCCGTCGTTCTTCCCGTTCTTCCCGCTGCGGCTGAGCCGGTCCTCCGTGTTCGCGGAGGCCAGCGTCATCAACGGCGGCGACGTCGCCACCTGGCCGGTCTGGCAGATCACCGGCCCCGGCAGCATCATCTCCGCCCGCAACCTCACCACCGGCAGGTCCTGGACGCTGAGCCTCGCCCTGGGCGCGGGTGAGCGGATCTACGTCGACACCAGGCCAGGCCGCAAGACCGCGCGCCTGAACGACCCCGTCGACGGGGTCAGCGTGTTCACCGCCTTCACGGCCATGCCGAGCCTGTGGCCGCTGGCCCCCGGCAACAACGCGCTCCGGATCGAGATGTCCTCCGCCGTCAGCGGCCAGTCCGAGGTGCAGCTGGCACGCCGGCACCTGTACCTGAGCGCGTGAGGGGGCACCGGTGACCACGCCAGAACCAACTCCCGTGCCCAGGTGGACCGCCTACGTTCGCAGTCCGCAGCTGGAGATCACCGCTCAGATCGACGACTTCGACAGCCTGGAGCTCCGGCCCAAGCACAACGACGTCGGGGCCTGGGTGCTCGACCTCGACGGCCGCCTGCCCGTGGTCGCCGAGCTGCTGCGCCCCGGTGCCGGCATCGTGGTCACCCGCGACGACCAGCTCCCTGCGGTGCTGTCGGGACCGGTGGTCAAGCGCCACGGCCGCCGCACCGGCGACACCCACACCGTCACCCTGTCCGGCCTGACCGACGACGTGTGGCTGCGCCGCCGTCTGGCCCACCCGCAACCGGCCACCGACACCGCGCCGTACAGCACCGCGGCCTACGACGTGCGCACCGGCATCGCGTCGACCGTGATGCGGCAGTACGTCGACGTCAACGCCGCCGCCGGCGCGATCCTGCCGCGCCGTGTCCTCGGCCTGGCTCTCGGCGGCGACCTGCTGATCGGCGGCACCGTCACCGGCCGCGGCCGGTGGCAGACGCTGCTGGAGCTGCTGCAGGAACTGGCGCTCGCCGCGGACCTGGGCTTCCGCGTGCGCCAGAACGGCGCGACGCTGCAGTTCGACGTCTACGCGCCGACCGACCGCTCGGCCAGCGTCCGGTTCTCCGACGAGCTCGGCAACCTCGGGGACTACGAGTACGACGGCACCGCCCCGACCTGCAACTACCCCTACGTCGGGGGTGGTGGTGAGGGCACCGCGCGCGTCATCCACGAAGCACCGGACTCCGCCAGCATCGTGGACTGGCAGCGCATCGAGAGCTTCGTCGACCGGCGCGACACCACCGCCCCCGACGAGCTGAGCCAGGCCGCGGAGAAGGCGACCACCGAGGGCGCCGCCACGGTCGGCATGTCGCTGACCCCCATCGACACCCCGGACCAGCGGTTCGGCCAGCACTACGACCTGGGCGACCGGGTCAGCGCGGTCCTGGAGGACGTCGAGCTGACCGAGGTCCTCACCGAGGTCCGCATCGTGCTCAACGCCTCCGGCCAGCAGGTCCTGCCCACCGTGGGCGTCCCCGACCGCCAGGGCGTGCTCGCCGTGCTCGACAAGCTCGCGCGCCTAGACCGGCGCATGACGAACGTGGAACGGAGGTAACCGCCGTGGCTGTTGCAGCCGATTCCTACGCCCCGTTCGCGACCGGGGCCGGCGCCGACACCGGTGAGGAGACCTGGCGCAGCTTTATGAAATACGCGCTCGGCGGGGACGGGGTCATCGTCGGCGCGGGCCTGGACGTCGAGCCGTTCGCCGACTCCACCGGGATGCAGGTCAAGCTCCGCACCGGCGAGGTCTGGATCCAGGGCCACTGGGGCAAGGTCAGCACCACCAAGGTGTTGCCGATCACCAACAACAGCTCAGGCAGCACCCGCCTGGACCGTGTCGTCGCGCGCTGCGATTTCGACGCAGACCGGATCGAGTTCGACGTGCTGCCCGGCCTGCCCGGCACTGGCGTGCCGCTGGCCCCGACGCAGAACACCTCGCGGTGGGAGATCCCGCTCGGCACCGTCACCGTCCCCACCGGCTCGGTCACCATCGCCGCCACCCGGATGCTCGACGAGCGCCCGCCGGTCGGCGGACCGCTGCGGTACAAGACCACGCTCACCACCGCGCACGGCACCGTCGTGCTCGGCACCGGCGGCGAGGCGTTCACCTACTGGGAGCGCCGCGGGCCCAAGGCCATTCGGGTCGGCGGGACGATCAAGTTCGGCGGCGCGGGCCTCGACGCCTCCTACGACGCGATCAGCATCGCCCTGCCCGCCGGCATCAAGACCGTCACCCAGTACGAGCAGGTCGGCTGGGCGAAGCTCTGGACCCCCAGCACCAGCACCTCCTGGTGGGGCCAGGTGTTCGTGCCGAGCGACAGCAGCACGATCCAGCCGTGGTTCGCCTTCGCCAACGACATCGGCGACATGCAGCCCTGGCAGGCGGCCAACGCCGCTGGTGTCACGGGCACCGGGATCCCCGAGATCGCAGGCCAGTACTCCGTGCAGCAGAACGGCAACATCACGTTCGGCGCCGACATCAACATCCAGTAGGGAGGACCTGCTGTGATGGACGACCAGCTCGCGCACGGCCTGGGCCGCATCGAGGGCAAGCTCGACCGGATCGACGACAAGCTCGATTCCCACGCCGTGCAGCTGGCGCAGCACGGCGTCCGGCTCGACCGTGTCGAGCGCGACGTCGGCGACCTCAAGGCCGACACCACCCACAGCGTCCGGCAGGGCATGACCGTGCGCGGCGCGCTCCTGGTCGCCATCTCCGGCGCTGGGGTGTCCACCGTCCTGGGCCTGCTCATCCAGCTGCTCAACGCGCGCTGACGCGCGGAGCACCCGCTCCCCACTCCCACAACCCCGAGGTGAACCGTGCCGTCCAGAGGCATCGACATCTTCCGCATCTACCAGACCGTCACCAACTGGCGCGCCGTGCGCGACTCCGGCGTCGAGTACTGCTGGATCAAGGCCACCAACGGCACGCGCATCGCGTTCGGCAACGACGCGGCGCGCACCCCGGCGCCGGCCGATCCGACCGTCGCCGGGTGCCGCAGCGTCGGCATCGCGCCTGGCCTGTACGCCTACGCGCTGCCCGGTGACGCCGTCGCCCAGGCGGACGCGTTCGCCAACGAGGTGATCCGGCTCGGCTGCCGGGGGCAGGGCACCCTGCCCCCGGCGCTCGACCTGGAGGAGCCCGGCACGAAGGACGCGTCCTGGGCCCAGCGGTTCCTGCGTCGGCTGCAGGAGCGCATCGGCCAGCAGCGCGTCGCGATCTACCTCAGCGCGTCGTGGGCGGCCGACCTGCGCCCCGACACCTGGAACATCCCCGGCCTGATCATCTGGATCGCCGCCTACGGCAGCAACAACGGCCGCCGCGGCGCGATCCCCTACTACCGCGGCCGCACCGACGTGCACCAGTTCACCTCGGTGGGCCTGCACCTGGTGCGCGGCATCAGTTCTGGCGGCCTCGACGTCAACGAGGCCGACATCGCACTCAGCACCCTGCTGGGCGGAGAGGAAGACGACATGTTCGACGACAGCGACCGCGCCAAGCTCGACCGGGTCAACGCGTTCCTGGCCGAGTCCGAGAACGCGCCGGGCGGGCAGACCGTGCACGACGCGATCTGGCGCAACGGCGACGCCCTGGCGCAGGTCCTGGCCAAGCAGGACGCGCAGACCGAGGTCCTGGCGACCATCGCCCAGAACCCCAACGTGACCGTCGACGAGCTCGGCGAGCGCATCGACCTGGCGGTCAACCGCTCCACCGCCGGCCTGTCCGAGCGCATCAGCTCCGACCTGACCGTGCGTCTGCTCGACCTCGTCGCCGGGGCCGTGCGCGACGTGGTCGGCGAGGACAACGAGCACCAGGCCCAGCGCGTCGTCGAGATCGTCGGCGAGAAGCTCGCCGCGCAGTCCACCGAGGACTGACGCCGGCACCGCTTCACCAACTCCCCCACCACCCACCCTCGGAAGGGGACCCGTGCACAACCTCCTGACGTCCGTCATCCGCACCGGCCTGCCGTACGCCTGGGCCTGGCTGGCCACCTACCTGAGCACCCTCGGCGTGGTCGACCAGACCGCGGCCGCGGGCGTCGTCGCCTGGGGCGAGTCCGTCACCAGCGCCGTGGTGCTCGCCGCGGGCACCGCGCTCTACGTGCTCGCCCGCCTGGTGGAGACCAGGGTGCCCGCCGCGCTGCGGAAGCTCGGCGTGTCCGACGAGATCGCCGGGCCGATCGTCCGCGTGCTCACCACCCTGCTGCTCGGCACTCCCGCGGCCCCGGTCTACCCCGGAGCTGCGGCCGCGAAGTAGGCCACCCCGCACGGCCCTGGGCCCCCTCGCTCGCGCACTGCGCGGGGGAGGGGGCCCTTTCGTGCGTTCACCGTCGTTTCAGTGCAGACCGAAAGGAGTCCCCCGTGGCACGAGTCGGACGTCCCCGCGCCGCCACCGAGGCGAACGTCCAGTCCTGGACGATCAAGGAGACGGCAGCTCTTCTGCGCATTTCCACGCGCACCGTCGAGCGGCTCGTCGGCGCCGGGGCGCTGGAGAGCTACCGCGTCGGCCGAGCGGTCCGGATCTGGGCCCGGTCGGTCCTGGCGTACCAGGAGGGGCACCGACTGGAGCCGACACCAGCCGACTGACGACACCACCCGATCGGATCGCGCACTGGTGCTCTGGGTTCCGCTAACTTTACTTAGCGGAACCCAGAACGAGATGGGTTCACGACCCCGAAAGCGGGCCCCGTG